AAATACAATAAATATTGTTAAATAACACAAAAGGAGTATACATATGGCTATGAAAATGAATTTAAAACAAAATAAAATAGGTAAAGTAATGAGAGAGTTCAAAAAAGGTGAACTTAACATTGGTCAATCTTCTAAAAAAGTAAAAAATCCTAAACAAGCAATCGCTATTGCATTATCTAAAACAGGAATGTCTAGAAAAAAAATGGCAGTAGGTGGTTTAGCTAATTCAGTTAGAACTTTCTCTCCAGCTTCAATGACAAAAGAAGTTAATCATTCAAAATTTACAAATTCAGAAGGTTATTTAGTTGGTGGAGTTGATGTTGAGATGTCAAAACCAAATGAAACTCAATCTGATGTAGTACAAGGTCAAGGAAGCATTTTACCAGAGAAAAAAAGATCAGCTAAGTGGTTTTAATCCATGTTACCAATGCTTGGAGCTATTGCACCTCTAGCTAAAATATTATTTTCAACAATTGAAAAGTCAGTTCCAGATAAAGATTTACAAGAAAAATTAAAAGCACAACTTAATCAACAATTATTACAATCTAGTACAGAAGAATTAAAAGCTGCAGCCTCTATTGTTGAAGCAGAAGCTAAAGCAGGTTGGTTTTCAGCAAGCTGGAGACCTCTTTTAATGTATGTGTTAATTTTTATTTTGGTCTGGAATTATATTATTGGACCTGTTATAAAATTAATGTTGGGAACGGTTATTACATTTGAACTTCCAGGAGATGTTTGGACATTGTTACAAATAGGTCTTGGTGGATATGTAGTAGGACGCTCAGGTGAATCTATCGCACGAACGATGGCTAATAAAAATAACAAGGAGTAAACATGAGAAACGATTATAAACAAAGACCAAGACCAGCTTTTAAAGGCGGTGGAATTGCTATTAAAGGTATGGGAGCTGCTTTCAAAAAAGGTGGTATGGCTATGGATGAATCAATGGCACATGAAGGTGCAGAATCTATGGGCATGGAATCAAAAGAAACTAGCATGGAAAAAAAAGGATATATGGAAACTAAATCTGGCAAAATGAAAAAAGCCGATGCTTTAACTTCTAAAATGTCTAAGAAGAAAAAAGGCAAAATGATGAGTAGCAAAAGATAATGGGCGATATATCTTTAAGAGGAAAAGGAGTTGTTAGAGTTGGTTTGAAAAAAGGAACACTTCCTGATTTAACAGGTGATGGTAAAGTTACTAGAGCTGATGTTTTAAAAGGCAGAGGCGTTTTTAAAAAAGGTGGAGAATCTAAACCAGGTTTATATGCAAATATAAATAGAAGAAAAAAATTAGGAATAAGTCGTCCTAAATCTAAATCTACTATTTCTAAAAAAGCTTACTCTAATATGAAAAAAGGTTTTCCAAAATAAAAAACAATGGGCAAATCTAAAAGACAACAATTTATTGATCTAGCCAAAAAAGGTGGAACAAGACAAGATTTTATAGATCTTGCTGAAGAACTTGGAACTGGTGGAAATACAGAAGATGATGTTGTTGTTCCTATAGAACCACCTGTAGAACCAAAACCACCAGGAAAAGCTAAAGGTGGATTAATTAGAGGTAAACCAAAAGTTGCTATGAGAGGTTGGAAATAATGGCTAATAAATATTACAATGCAGAAAAAGCAAGACAAGCTCAGTTTAAAAAATTAGAAGAACTAAGAAATAAAAAGTATAAAGAAATGACAGATGAAGAAACTGAATTTGAATATTTAAATTCATTGCATCCAGAAGATTCAACTAGAGAATATAATCCAGTTGAACATTTTAAAAATGGTGGAATTGCAAAAGGTTGTGGTAAAGTAATGTCTAATAGAAGAAAAGTTACTAAGTATTACTAATGGGCGATATATCTTTAAGAGGAAAAGGAAGAGCAATGTTAGCATCTGGATCAACTCCAGCATGGCAACGTAAAGAAGGTAAATCTGAATCAGGTGGATTAAATAAAAAAGGTATTGCATCTTATAGAGCTGCAAATCCTGGATCAAAATTATCAATGGCAGTTACAACTAAACCTAGTAAGTTGAAACCTGGTTCTAAATCTGCTAAAAGAAGAAAGTCATTTTGTGCTAGAATGAAAGGCATGAAAAAAAGATTAACATCAGCTAAGACGGCAAGAGATCCTGATTCTAGAATCAATAAATCTTTACGTAAGTGGAATTGTTAATATAACCAATAAAAGGAGAAAGAAATGGACGCAGTAGTGTTTTTAAGTAAGTTACAAAAGTTTATTAGAGAGCAATACCAAGGAATTGGTGATTCTATGATATCTGGTAATGTTGACAACATGGAGAAATATAAGTATATGCAAGGACAGGCAAATGCCTATCAAACAGTAATTCAGGAAATCTCTAACCTGCTAAATGAAAAGGAGCGAAAAGATGATAAAGGAAACGTTATTGACCTCGGAAAAGGAAGTACCAAAGATAAACCTAGGTCTTGAGGAAAAATATAAAGAAGACGATAAAAAAGTTGAAGACAAAACTATTAGAGCAGAAAATATTTCTGAATCTTTAGTTGATAGTTTACCACAACCATCTGGTTGGAGATTATTAGTATTACCATTTACACCTAAAGATAAAACTGCAGGTGGATTAATCATATCACAAGAATCTTTAGACAAAGCAAGGATCGCAACTAATTGCGGTTATGTTTTAAAGATTGGACCATTAGCTTATTTGGATAAAGAAAAATATCCAACAGGCCCTTGGTGCAAGGAAAAAGATTGGGTGATCTTTGCTCGTTATGCGGGTTCAAGACTTCCAATTGAAGGCGGTGAAGTTCGTCTATTAAATGACGATGAAGTCTTAGGGACAATTAAAAATCCTGAAGATGTACTTCACTATATATAAACATAGGAGAAAACTATGCCAGAAAACAAAAATGAAAAGACCGTTGACATTGATACGTCTGGTCCAGGAGCCGAGGTCGAATTTGACGTTAAGCAACCTGAATCAACCGATATAGAGGTATCAAATGATAAAGACAACGTTAAGTCCATTGACACACCTGCGCAATCTAATGAGCAGTCTGATGTTAAGGCAGATAAACAAGAGACAGAAAACAAGGACCAAGGAACAGAAATAAAGTCCGAAGATACAGATAACAAGAAAGAATTAGAAGATTACAGTGAAGGTGTTAAGAAGAGAATAGCAAAACTAACAAAGAAAATGCGTGAAGCTGAAAGACAGCGTGAAGCTGCTATCGACTATGCACGTAAAATCCAAGTTGAGAAAGATTCTCTAGCTGGACGCCTTACCAAATTAGATTCAGGTTATGTTTCTGAAATGGAAAAAAGAATACAATCATCTGTAGAATCTGCTTCTGCTAAATTAGCTCAAGCTAGATTAGATGGTGATCTAAAAGCTGAAATCGCAGCACAAACTGAGATATCTAAATTAGGATATGAAGAAGCTAGACTTCTTGATCTTAAAGCTAGACAATCAGAAGCTAAGGAAATTGAACCTAAGGTTCAGTTAAATCAACAACAAGCTGTTCAACAAGAACAACCTATCAATCCAGATCCGAAAGCTCAAAGTTGGGCACAGAAAAATTCGTGGTTTGGACAAGATGAGGCAATGACATACACAGCCTTTGGATTACACAAGAAACTTGTGGATGAAGAAGGATATGATGCTCAAAGTGACGAATACTATGCGGAAATTGATAAAAGAATAAGACTTGAGTTTCCTCATAAATTTGCTACAACTGCATCACAAACGATAACTGCAAAACCAATTCAAAATGTAGCTTCGGCTAATAGAAGTGGAAAAAACAGTAATCGCAAAATTGTGAGACTCACGCCTTCTCAAGTAGCTATTGCTAAAAAATTAGGTGTGCCACTTGAAGAATATGCGAAACATATAATCACGAAGGAGTAAATGCATATGGAAAAAAATAAAACAATTAAGACCCCTCGTGCGAGCCAAACTAGATCTACTGAAAAGAGACCTACAACTTGGACTCCACCGTCATCTTTAGATGCCCCGCCGGCACCAGATGGCTTTAGACATAGATGGATTCGTACTGAAGTTTTAGGCTTCGACGATACCAAAAATATGACTGGTAAAATTAGATCAGGATGGGAGCTCGTAAGAGCAGATGAATATCCTGGATCTATTTACCCTGAAGTCAAAGATGGTAAATACGCGGGAGTAATCGGAGTTGGTGGCCTTGTGTTGGCAAGGATACCGGAAGAGGTTGCAAAATCTCGTGAGGCCTATTTTAGAAAACAAATAGAAGCTCGCGAAGAAGCAATTGATAACGACCTTTATAAGGATCAACATCCAAGTATGCCTATCAATAATGAGAGGCAGACTCGTGTAACTTTTGGTGGTACAAACAAAAAATAATTTTTTGGCAATACCAACAAGGTAATAAAAACTTAAACAAGGAGAAAACAAATGGCTAATAGAAGCTCAGTAGGCTTCGGTCTAAGACCGATTGGTAAAGTTGGTCAAAATAGAGATGCTCAAGGTTTAAGTGAATACGTAGTAGCTACAAGTCCAACTATTGTATATTTCAATGATGCTGTGAAAGCAGTAAACACTGGAACTATAGCAGTTGCGACGTCGTCAGACATACTATTAGGCTCACTTAACGGATCTTTCTATACTGATCCAACGACTCAAAAACCAACATGGAGGAATTATATCCCTAGCGTTGCAGCGACAGATATCGTTGCATTCGTAAGTGATGATCCTTATGAAAGATTTGAGATCAGATCTAATAAAACAACAGGCGGTGCCCAAACAGATGTATTCTTAAATGCGAATATAACTTATTTGGCTGGGGACTCAGCAAACTACGTATCTAGAAGTAGATTGAATGCGTCGACGTTGAATACAACGAACACTCTTCAATTACAGGTACTTGGTGCAACAAAAGACACTGGTGATAATAATATTACTCAGTCACACGTTGTATTAGTGACTAGAATTAATAAACATCAGTTCTTAACAACTACAGGAGTATAAGAATATGGCTATATCAAGAGGACAACTAGTTAAAGAACTAGAACCAGGATTGAATGCACTATTCGGCCTGGAGTACAAACGTTATGAAAATCAGCATCTTGAAATATTTGATGTAGAAACTTCTGACAGAGCTTTTGAAGAAGAAGTTATGTTATCAGGTTTCGCAAATGCTCAAGTTAAGCCAGAAGGTTCTGGAGTGACTTTTGACAATGCTCAAGAAACTTTCACAGCTAGATACACACATAACACTGTAGCGCTTGCTTTCTCAATCACTGAAGAAGCGATTGAAGATAACTTGTATGATAGACTTGCGTCTAGATATACAAAAGCTTTAGCAAGATCTATGGCAAACACTAAGCAGGTAACTGCTGCAAACGTACTTAATAATGCGTTTTCAAGCTCTTACCCAGGTGGTGATGGCTCTCCTTTATTGGATCAAGCTCACCCTACTATTGCTGGTTCATTTAGAAATGAATTAGCAACTGCTGCTGACTTAAACGAAACTTCATTAGAACAGTCATTGATTGATATCAATGCGTTCACTGATGAACGTGGTTTAAAGATTGCTGCAAGAGGTGTTAAATTAATTATCCCTAGTGAATTACAATTCACTGCAGAGAGATTAATGGCGTCTCAAGGTAGAACTGGTACTGCTAATAAACGACATCAATGCAATCAATCTATGGGAATGATTCCACAGGGTTATACTGTGAACAATTTCCTTACAGATTCTGATGCATTCTTTATCAAAACGGACGTTCCAAATGGAATGAAAAACTTTGTTAGAGCTGCTATCAAAACTTCTATGGAAGGTGATTTTGATACTGGTAACGTTAGATACAAAGCTAGAGAAAGATACAGCTTCGGCTGGTCTGACCCTAGAGGTTTGTTTGGCTCACCAGGTGCTTAGTATATAAGCATTTTTTATTTTTGGGGCCTCTTTATGGGGCCCCTTAAATGTGTTAGAAAGAATTAGTTATGACAAAATTGTTTCAAGTTAAAATTAGAGCATATGGTTATAAAGCTGATTTTGATATTGAAGCTATTGATACAGCGAAAGATATAGAACAGGCTATCCTTGACAAAATAGGACAAAATGGGGTAATATTCAAAGACAGCATGAGATCTTTTGCTAAAGACAAATGCTGGATAACCTATGAGGAGATCGTAGATGATAAATCACGTTCAAGCTCTTTACACAAAGAAGAGAGCCCTAGAACTTGATTGGGAGCAACACTACATTCAAGAGGGAAAATATACTCTTGACATGGTTAAGATAGACGAAAAAATTCGTGATATCATTAACCAGATTAAGGTGTCTGAGGCTGAAATAGCTTATAGACAAATTAAGGTAGAAATGTCAGCTCCTGAGTTTTCTGTAGCTAGCTAAACCTAGCTATATATCCGAAAAGTAGATTTTCGATGTAGGTATCCCTTGCGCTATTTAATAAATTCAGCTATATCTTAATCACTATACATTAACTTTCCACTATCGACGCGTATAGTCGACGGCCTAGAGACGGTATTGGAATAACTAGGAGAACATAACTATGGCAAATACAACGTTTACAGGACCAGTGGTAGCAATCGGTGGATTCATCGGTGGACCAAATGTTAATTCAACAAACCCAGAGAATGACACAGAACAAGGCGGAGCAGTTGCTTGGTCTTATTCATCTACTTCACTTGTGCAAATTGCAAGTGGACAAAATTCAGGTGAAACTCTGAGTGCAGTTGGTAACACAGGTGTTATGATTTACGTATCTAATGGAATCGCAGGATCTCCAGGATATGCATTTTCTAATGGAACAACTTGGCAGCGAATGAATGCTCCAACTACTTCTATTGCAACATCTTAATTAATTATTTTAAGGAGCTCGTAAGAGCTCCTTAATTAACGGAGAAAAAAATGAGTTATAAAAGTGATATACAAGCAACTAGATTTACAGCAAGTACTTCTACTGCAGTAGTAGCACCTCCAGTAAGACTAAGAGGAATTATTATTGCATCAAATAGTTCCGGCGTTGGAATTGTAAAATTAACAACAACTAGTCAATCAGGATCAAATCTGTTTACAGCAGATGTTCCAAGTGGTGATGTTATTAATTTAAATTTTCCAGAAGATGGAATTCCTTTTCCAAAAGGTATTTATGTTTCTACCCTTACTAATATTAAGGCAGTTACATTACTAACAGATAAATATTCTGGACCTGGATTAACAGCGTAGGAGAAGCTAAATGGCTAACACTACTTCTGGAACTACAACTTTTGAAAAGACCTTTTATATAGATAAAATTATAGAAGAGGCTTACGAAAGGATTGGTTTATCTGCACCAAGAACTGGACAAGATTTAGAATCTACAAGAAGATCTCTAAATATAATGTTCCAGGAATGGGCAAACAGAGGTCTTCATTATTGGGAAGTAGCAAGTAATACTATTTCCATGGTCCAAGGTCAGTCAACCTATACTATTTATAGATCGCAATCTGATGGAACGTCAGATGGAACACTTAGTTATTTAGATGGTGCAATTACTGCATCTCAAACAACAATTACATTAGATTCAGTTTGGCAGTTTCCAACAACTGGAACTTTATTAATTGGAACTGAACAAATTACTTACACAGCTACAAATACAAGTAATAATCAAATCACAGGATGTGTCAGAGGCGCTAATAGCACAACGGCTGCAATCCATGCAGATAATGCACCAGTATATGATTATAATTCTATTACTTATGGACCAGATGATATTTTAGAAGCAGTTTATAGAAACACAGAACAAAGTCCTGTTGTTGATTTTCCACTTACTAAAATTAACAGGTCAGCTTATAGTGGACTATCATCTAAATATTCACAAGGGCAACCAACACAATATTATGTACAAAGGTTTATAGATAAAATTACAATTACTTTATATTTAACTCCAGGTGCATCACAGGTAAATAATGTAATGCAATATTACTATGCTAAAAGAATTCAAGATGTTGGAGCTTATACAAATGCAACAGATGTTCCATATAGATTTGTTCCATGTATGTGCGCAGGACTTGCTTATTATGTTTCATTAAAACTTGCTCCACAAAGAACACAAGAATTAAAATTATTTTATGAAGATGAATTAAATAGAGCTTTAGAAGGTGATGGATCTTCTTCAAGTTCATTTATAACTCCAAAAACTTATTATCCAAATGTCTAAGAACTCCAGCGGTAGATTTGCTTACATGATCTCTGACCGTTCTGGTTGTAGATTTCCATACCAAGAAATGGTTCAAGAATGGAATGGTTCATGGGTACATACTTCTGAATATGAACCAAAACAACCTCAATTAGAGCCAAAACCAACTACAGCTGATCCACAAGGATTAAGATATGCACATCCTGATAGAATGGAACCACCAGTAATTATAGCTTTAACTTTAAATCCTTTTATAACTACTAAATACGCTGGCAATACTTATATCAATGTTTATTCTGAAGATCATGGTAGATCTACTGGTAACATTGTAAGATTTAGAGGACCACCTGAAGTTAATACTGTTGGTACTCCTTCTAGAGAAGATTCTTTTGATGTAGTTCCTTCATTTGATGGTGTTACAGATATATCTAATCCAAATGGTTTTACTATTACAGTTGGATTTATTAATTCATCTGGTATTGTAAGTGATACTTTAAATTATTTTTATTTTAGAAGTACGGATACGGCAACAAATGGAAACATAGCTGGTGGTGGAGCACAATGTTCTGCAGGTCCAGTAACACTACAGGCTTAATATGACATACACAGAATTAGTTACAAAAATAAGAAATTACACAGAAGTTGATTCTAATGTATTAACGGCTACTATTATTGATGGATTTATTTCTGATGCGGAGTTTAGAATATTAAGAGATGTAGATTCTGATAACAATAGAAAATATGCAACAGCTTCAGTTGTTGTAACTCAAAAATATTTTACTGTTCCTGATAATTGTTTAATTTTAAGATCTGTACAGATATTTGATACTAATGGAGATATAGGTTTTTTAGATGTTAGAGATGTATCTTTTATTAATGAATATAACCAAGAAAATACTACAGGAAGACCTAAATATTATGCTAACTGGGATGAAAACACAGTTATTGTAGCTCCTACACCAGATCAAGCTTATAACGTACAAGCAAATTATATCTTGAAACCAACTGGATTATCGGCTACAACTGCTAACACATATCTAAGCCAACAGTTTCCCAATGGTTTATTATATGCTTGCCTAGTTGAGGCTTATGGATTTTTGAAGGGTCCAAATGATATGTTGCAATATTATGAAAATAGATATAAGCAAGCTATCGAAGGATTCTCATTAGAACAAATGGGAAGAAGACGAACTGATGAGTTTCTAGATGGAGAACCTCGTATAGTTCGTAAAACACAATAAGGAGAAACAAATATGGCTATTACACAAGCGTTACCAAATAGTTTTAAAAAACAACTATTAGACGGTGATCATGATTTTTCATTAGCAGGTGCTTCACCTACAGCTGGTGATAAATTTAAGTTAGCTCTTTATGTATCAACTGCAACATTAGGTGCAGCAACAACTTCATACACAACTGCTGGACAAGTTAGTTCTTCTGGAACTGGTTATACAACAGGTGGATTAGCATTAGTAAATGGAGGAACGTCTCTTGTATCAACAACTGCTTTTACAGATTTTGCTGATTTATCTTTTCAGAACGTTACTTTAACTGCAAGAGGTTGCTTGATATATAATACTTCATTTTCTAATTCTGCAGTTGCAGTATTAAATTTTGGAGCAGATAAGACAGCTACTTCAGGAACATTCACTATTCAATTCCCAGCATTTACAAATACATCGGCTATTATAAGAATAGCTTAGTAGGAGTATTCTGGCATGGCCAATACAACTTGGGGTGAATTAAGTTGGAGTGCAGGTACATTTGGCGGAGCAAATGATGCTACTGTTTCAGTAACTGGACAATCATTAACATCTGTTATAAATTCTGTTTCTATTTTAAGTAGTCCATTAATTAATTTAACTGGGCAACAATTAACTTCTTCTTTAAATAATAATGTTTCTTTTTCAATCACAGGAAGTGTAGCTCTCACAACTAATTTAGCAAATTTAACTTTAAATAGTGTTAGCGCATTTCCTATAATATATGCTCCAGTAACAGCTCCTGGAACACCTACAACATGGGGAAGTGGAAGCTGGGGTAGTGGTGCTTGGGCCGAAAATATTGGTCTATCTACCTTTGTAGGAACTGCAACTATTGATGTAATAACTCCTGTAAATGTAACTGGACAATTATTAAGTACTTCTTTAAATTCTGTAACTACAACTGGAACCGGTAATGTTTCTTTAACAGGTCAATCGTTAACATTATCTCTTGGAGATGAAACTGTAACTGGAACTGGAAGTGTTTCTTTAACAGGTCAATCATTAACAACCGCTCTTGGTACAGTAGATCCTGGTCCTGATGCAAATTTAACCGGTCAACAATTAAATACTACACTTAATAATAATGGAGTAGAAGTAGATATAGCTGTTGTTGCCTATTTAACAGGTCAAAGTTTAACATCAGCTTTAGGCGATGAAACTATTGTTTTAAATACCCCTGTTAATGTAACAGGTCGAAGTTTAACATTAACTCTAAATTCAGTAGTTACTAAATTAGATGTAACTGCAAATGTCACTGGAAATAGCTTGACAGTAGCAACAGCTCAAATATATGTAGGAGCCTGGGCTCCTGTAAATACTGGACAATCCGTAGTTTGGACAGAAGTAGCAGCATAAATATAGGGGTTGTGTTAATTGACAAAAACTGATAAATATTTTATTAAGAATAGAAAATAAGGAATTTAAAATATGGCATCTACATATACTACATCATTAGCACTTCAATTAATGGCAACTGGCGAAAACGCTGGTACATGGGGTCAAATTACAAATACAAACTTAGTATTGGTTCAACAAGCAATCGCTGGTTATCAAGCCGTATCAATTGCAGGTGGAGCTCAAACAACTGCTCTTGTGATGACACAAAATGCGTTAGCAAATGCAAGAAATGTTGTTATTAAATTAACAGGTACAATTACAGGAAACCAGATAGTAACAGTTCCAAACGGAGTTACTAAAACATGGATTATATCAAATGGAACAACTGGTGCTTTCACAGTTAATTTTAAATATGCATCAACTGGTACAGGACAAACTTGGTCCACTACTGATAAAGGAATTAAAATTTTATATGCTGATGGATCTGATATTCAAGTAGTAGATCTTTCTACGTTATCTGGAACAGTGTCTTCAGCTCAAATAGCAGATTACGCTGTTAACACATCTGAACTTGCAACAAATGCAGTTACAGCAATTAAAATTACTCAATCAACAATTACACAAGCTAAACTTGCATCTAACTCAGTTGGAGCAACTCAAATTATTCAATCAACAATTACACAAGCTAAACTTGCAGCTAACTCTGTAGGACCAAATCAATTAATTGCAACCGCAGTTACTCCAGCAACTTATACTTCAGCAACTATTACTGTTGATGCTGATGGTAGAATTACTTCTGCTTCTTCTGGATCAGCAGGTGGTGGAGCTTTTGTTTTAACACAAGCACTATCTGGACCAGCGACTGGAACTTATACTGCAAATCCTGCAGCAAATAGAATTGCAGCCTATATTGGTGGAGGTGGTGGCGGACGTGGTGGAGTAAATGATGGTGTCCCTAAGTTCGGTGGATTTGGTGGATTTGGATATACGACTGTACCTATTACTCAACCTTTTTCTAAATCATATACTGTCGGTGCCACTGGTACTGCTGGAAATAATAGTGGACCTGGTGGTAATACTGGAGGAACTGGTGGAACAACTAATTTAACAGATGTTGGAACTTCAAATGGTGGTACTGGTGGACCTCCTCAGTATACGGGAGCTCAGTATGGTACACCTGGAAATTCTCCTGGAGCTTCTGTTACTCTTGGGGGTAAATTTTATGGTCTTGGTGGGGCACCCACTGCAATGTCCTATGGTTCAAATCCTTATATACAAAATCCAGTTGATAATTTAAATGGAGCAGGTGTTTTAGTAATTTATGAAAATATAGGAACTTAAAATGGCATATTTTATTTTTTCTAAAAATTTACCAAATATAAGAGGGACATTATATAAGATAACTGAAAACATTTCAGATTTAGATAATATAATTAAAAATAAAGAAGTATATAATATTGTAGAAACAACACAAAGTAATTTTGATTCATTAAAATTTGGAACTAAAATTGTCATTAGTTATGATACAAATAATAATTTGATATTTGAAGATATAGGAGATCATGGTTTTAGATCTAAAATTGAACTAGATAATTATATTAGTTATTTTAAAAATTATATAAAAAATTTTTTAGAAAATAATAAAAACCATATTTATTATGATAAATGGAATAATTACTACAATCAACTAAATGATTTAGATACAACTACTTTTATTTATCCTTTTAAAATTACTTTAGAAAAATATTTTGATACATTAGATAAAACTTCATTAAGCCCTTTACAATTACCATAAAAATCGCTATTTAATTAGCATGTTTGAGAAAGTTATTGAATTTAGTGCTCACGAAGATTATTTTGCACAAAAAGAAGATTACCCAATACCTACAAAATTAAATATCCCTGAATGGTATAAAAAATTAGAACATACATTTATAAATAAAACAGTTAAAGGATGTATGCCATTTTTAGATTCTTTGACTGCTGGTTATTTATTAAAAATGCCACAAGATTTTTATATTAGGCACAATGTAAAAAATGAACATAATTTAAATGATTCTTTTCAAACATTTGGTTTATCCGATCAAAATCAATGGTTACATTCTAAAAATATTAATTTAAATTCTGGAATTGATGTTCACACAATAAAACAATTAAAAGGTTCTCCGTTTATAGAAAAAAATAAAAATTTACCTTTTTATAAACTTTTAAACCCTTGGAAAATAAAAACACCAAAAGGTTATTCTTGTTTATTTGTTTCACCTTTAAATAATTCTGATGATAGATTTTCAATTATACCTGGAATAGTAGATACTGATACTTTTCCAAATGAAATAAATTTCCCAATTATTATAAATGGAGATAAATATCCTGTATTAGAAGATATTATTAAAAAAGGAACTCCTTATGTGCAAATTATACCTTTTAAAAGAGATCCTTGGAAAATGACTGTTAAACCAAGGGAAGAAGAAGAAATAAAAAACTCTAGACTTTTCTATGGGTTTAAGTTATTAAATGTATATAAAGATAAATATTGGAATAAGAAATCATGGAAATAAAAAATTTTATAAAGATATATGATGATGCTTTACCATTAAATGCAATTGGAAATATTATTCGTTTTTCTAATATTTCTAAATTTGATAAAGCCATGATCGTTAATGATAATACAGGGAAAATTGATTTTAATATAAGAAAAACTTACACATATGATTTATCTAATAGACATGAAAAATTATCTGCAGTTCATTGGTATTGTTTATTAAAATATTTTTTTTATGATTATATAAATAAATATGCTAAAGATTTAAATATATTAAACTTACCTATTTTTTCTGTTGATCAAATTTCTATTCTTAAATATCAAGATAATGGTTTTTATACTTGGCATGTAGATCATGCGGCATCTGTTCCAAGATCATTAAGTTGTATTTTGTTATTAAATAATGATTATGAAGGTGGAAATTTATGTTTTAGAAATCCAGATGGATCTGGAGAATGGGAAGTAGAAGTTAAACCAAATAGAATGATTATTTGGCCAAGTAACTTTCTATATCCACATACAGTAAAACCAGTAACGAAAGGAACAAGGTATTCAGTTGTAGCATGGGCACTATAAAAGATTTTAAATATAAATTAATTAATAATTTTTTAACAACCGAAGAAATAAAATTATTAACCGATTATTGTAGAATAAAACATAGACTAAATTTTAACTCTTTTGATTTTGCTCAAAATAATAACGGAGATACAAAATATTATGGTGATCCATTGATGGAATCTTTGATGGTTAATAAATTAAATTTAATGAAAAAAGAAACTGGTTTAGAACTATTACCAACTTATGCATTTTGGAGAATGTATTCAATGTTTGCAGATTTAGAAAAACATAAAGATAGACCATCTTGTGAAATAAGTGTTACCGTAATGATTGGATCCGATGGTACTAAATGGCCAATTTATATGGATGGTGTTGAAATAAATTTGGAACCAGGAGATGCTGTAATATATTTAGGATGTGAAATAGAACATTGGAGGGAAGAATTTAAAGGAGATTGGCATGCTCAAACTTTTTTACATTATGTAGATAAAAATGGAGTTAATAAAGAATGGTTTAAAGATAAAAGATTATTATACGGAGAACAAATATGAAATTTAAACAATATGAAAATGGATCTTGTGATATAGAGTTTTCTTGGAAAGAAAGATTAATTCTTTTCACAAAAGGTAGACTACATTTTTCAGATGAAAACCTGAGACATTTTGGCAATAACTTAGTTAGGATGGTGTCCGATTGGAATTTAAAATTTAAAGAAGATATTGCTAATAAACAGACTTTTGAAGATACTAAAATAGAAGGCAAATAACTCTTTATTGTTAAATATATAGATATGGGGTATAAGAACCCTTATGCCTTTAAAAAAGATACCTATAAAAGCTGGATTTAACAAACAAGACACCGCAACTGCCGCAGAAGGTCAGTGGATTGATGGTGATTTTATTCGTTTTCGTTATGGATACCCTGAAAAAATTGGTGGTTGGCAACAATTACTACCTCAAACATTAGCTGGAGTTGCAAGAGCCCAGCACACATGGACAGATTTAAGCGGTAATAAATATGCAGCAATTGGAACTAATAAAGTATTAGCTATTTATTTTGAAGGTGCTTTTTATGATATTACTCCACTTGGAACAGCTATAACGGGATGTACTTATACATCAACAACAGGATCAACTACAGTTACAATCAATAAAGCAGGTCATGGACTTGCAGTTGGTGATTATATTATATTTACAAGTGTTACAACACCAGGACCAACAACAACAAGTTATACATCATCAAGTTTTACAACAAATACTTTTGAAGTAATATCAGTTCCAACTTCATCTACATTTAGAATTACAATGGCTACAGCTGAAACAGGAACTGGAGTTACTGGTGGAGGATCTCTAATCACAACTCCTTATGTATTCGTGGGCCCTGTTAATCAAACCTATGGTTATGGATGGGGAACTTCTACTTATGGTACAGTTGCTTGGGGTGAAGAATCAACATCTCCAACAGTTGTATTGTCACCAGCGAATTGGTCATTTGATAACTTTGGACAAATATTAGTTGCAACAATTAAAGATGGTAAAACATATTCTTGGAACCCAGCAGATTCAGGAGCTTTAACAACTAGAGCATCCGTAATAGCTGGAGCTCCAACTAAATCAACTTGTTCAATCGTATCTGATAGAGACAGACATTTAATTTTACTAGGAACAGAAACTACGATTGGATCACCCTCTACACAAGATCCAATGTTTATAAGATTTTCAAACCAAGAAGATTATAATACTTGGGCACCGACTGCAACAAATAGTGCAGGTACCTTTAGACTTGACACAGGAAATTACATAGTAGGAGCAGTACAAGGTAAGGATTATATATTTATTTTAACGGATCAAGCAGCTTATGTTATGCAATTTGTTGGTCCTCCTTTTGTCTTTTCAATTAGACAGGTTGGTACAAACTGCGGATGTATAGGTCAACATTCAATAGTCTTTGCACAAGGTGCAATATTCTGGATGGGATTTGGTGGTGGATTCTTTGTTTATGATGGTACTGTTAAACAATTACCATCATTAGTTGAAGATTATGTATTTACAACTGGTGGAGATAATCCTGGTATTAATTATAATGCTGCAGACATTGTCTATGGATCTCATAATAGTTTATATAATGAAGTGATTTGGTTTTATCCGACTAATAACTCATCAGCAGTTAATGCATCGGTAGTTTATAACTTCGTTGAAAATACTTGGACCACAATGTCTTTAACTAGAACAACTTATTCAGATGCGCAAACATACGATAAACCATATGCTACAAAATGGATATCAACTGGTGTGCCAACATTCCCTACCATTAATGGTGTAACTAATACATATGGAGCATGTACATATTATCAACATGAAACAGGTGTTAATGAAGTAAGTTATACTGGAGTTAAAACAGCTATACCAGCATATGTTGAATCTGGAGACTTTGATTTAGATATAGAAGGAGATGGCCAGTATTTAATGAAGATAAATAGATTTATACCAGACTTTAAAATACTTGATGGAAATGCTAAAGTAACTTTATTGTTAAGAGATTATCCATCTCAAACACAAAATAGTCAGATGTTGGGACCATACACTGTAACTTCATCTACAACTAAGATAGATACTAGAGCAAGAAATAGATTAATGAGTATTAAAGTAGAAAACGAATCTGTAGATGAAAATTGGAGATATGGATTATTTAGAGTAGACATTCAACCTGATGGAAGAAGATAATGGCAAAAATTACAACATACATACCAGAACCAAGTCAAGAATATTCACCAGATAATCAAAGACAAGTTCTACAAGCATTAGAGACATTAAAAGATCAATTAAACTTTTCTTTCCAAGAAGACTTAAAACAAGACTTGCAAAGATTCACTTGGTTTAACATGAGGTTTGGCTGCTAATGAGTTGTGAAAATTTAAACTCAGGTCCAAGTAATCCAGCTTATGTTGCAATAGGTGGAACCAATACAGATGCATTTGGAAGATTAAGAGTATCTCAACCTTATACATTATTTGATTCACAAAATAGATACGCAATAGATCCTCAATTTGATACATCAACTGTGTCGGGTGGATCTACAACTTATTTACCTAATGAATCATCTGTTAGAATGGATGTAAACACTGCTTCTGGCGCTGAAGTAGTTAGACAAACTTTTAGATCATTTCCTTATCAACCAGGTAAAGCTTTATTAGTCCTTGCAACATTTGTAATGAATGAAGCTAAAACAAATTTAAGACAGAGGGTTGGTTATTTTGGA